CACCAATGCAACCGGAGCGCAAGGGACTGCCTCAGATACGTTGACTGCGTTTAATTCAACTGGGTTTACTCTTGGCGCAGATAATGTTCAAGGTTTTGGGGATGTCAATGACTCAACCCGTACTTACACCTCATGGACATTCCGCAAGCAGGCCAAGTTCTTTGACATTGTGACGTATACGGGGAATAGCACGGCTGGAAGAACTGTTTCTCATAACCTTGGAAGTGCTCCGGGATGCATAATCATCAAAGAATACACTCCAAACGCAAACAATTGGATTGTCTACCACAGAAGTATTAGCCCGTCTCAAATTTTGCTTTTAGAAGATGCTGGAGCGGCAATAAATGCTTCTGCGTATTGGAATAATACTGCTGCCACTTCAACAGAATTTACTCTTGGCAGCCAAAACCAAGTAAACGGTTCAGGCCGTACCTACGTCGCCTATATCTTTGCTCACAACGCGGGCGGATTTGGCCTTACGGGTAATGACAATGTGATTTCGTGTGGGTCTTATACGACTGACGGCAGCGGTAATGCCACAGTTAATCTTGGTTATGAGCCGCAATGGTTGTTAGCAAAAAGAATTGATACAACTGGCAATTGGGAATTAAGAGACTCAATGCGTCCTTGGCCTATTGACGACATAGTTAATGGACAAGCGCAGTTGTTTCCAAATTTGTCTAATGCTGAGAGCAATTCAGGATTGATGCGAAGCCCAACAGCAACGGGTTTTGCAGTATCTAGTAATCCCGCAAACTCCACCTACATCTACATCGCCATCCGTCGCGGCCCGATGAAAGTGCCTACGAGTGGTACGAGTGTGTTTGCTCCACACACATTTACCGCTGCGGCTGGAACGTATCAAACAACAAATTTTCCTATAGACTGGCAAATAATAGATGATAAATTAAATGTTGCAGATAAAAGAGCTTCTACTAGATTAACTGGTATTAATAGTACTACTGGAGGTAGTGGTGGTAGGTATTTGTCAACAAATACAACAGATACAGAGGCAGGCGCTGGGTCATCTTTTACAAGTGGATGGGATAATACTGGGTTTAAGGTTACTAATAATTACGCTTCAATTCCTATTGCTACGTTTAGCTTCCGTCGCGCTCCCGGCTTCTTTGATGAGGTTTGCTATACGGGTACGGGAAGTGCAACTACCGTAGCGCATAACTTGGGCGTTGTGCCGGAGTTCATGATTGTAAAACGCAGGGATTCAATCAATAGTTGGCTCTGCTATCAAAGCGCATTGGGAAATGACAGGCAGATAAGCCTCAATCAATCAAACCCTGTGGGCGGCTCTGGTATCTCGCTTTGGAATAACACGACTCCAACAAATGCTGTCTTTACGGTTGGAACAAACGCCGGAACTAACGCAGCTGGTGGAACTTACGTCGCCTACCTCTTTGCCTCTTGTCCCGGCGTTTCCAAGGTTGGTTCATACACTGGCACTGGCGCAACACAGACCATTAATTGCGGGTTCACTGGTGGTGCACGGTTTGTCCTGATTAAGCGTACTGACTCCACTGGTGATTGGTACGTCTGGGATACAGCTCGCGGTATTGTAACTGCCAATGATCCACACTTAAGTCTTAATACTACTGCTGCTGATGTTACTACTGATGATAGTATTGATCCAGATAGCTCAGGCTTCATTGTTAATCAACTTGCTGCAACTAATATTAACGTATCTGCCGCAACCTACATCTTCCTCGCAATTGCTTAGGAGCAAACATGGAATTAAGAAACAAAGAAACTGGTGCAGTAATTACGGAATCTGAGTTCCGTGCTGCTTTCTCAAACACTGGCTTTCCAGCACAAATCACCGAAGATCTATTTAATGATTTCGGTTATGATGTAGTCCTTGAAGGCCCACAAGCTCAGCCAACTCGTTATCAGACTGCTTTCCGTGATGGTGTTGAGCAAGTTGATGGTAAGTGGTTCACCAAGTACAGTGTTGCCGATATGACCGATGAAGCTAAGGCTGCTGTTGATGCCGAGCAAGCTAAGAATATGCGCACAACACGCAATGCTAAACTAGCTACATCAGATTGGACCCAAGGTAAGGATATCCCTGATTCAATTAGTACCCCATGGGCAACCTACCGTCAAGCTTTACGTGATATTACTACCCAATCAGGTTTTCCATGGGAAGTAACTTGGCCAACAGAACCAGTATAAATAAAGTAAGTACTAATTTAATCCGGAGATAAAATGAGTAAAGCATCATCTTTAGCCGCAGCAGTTGGTGTTAGTGTACCAGCTGGTTCATTTGTTGGCACTACCGATACTCAAACACTAACTAATAAGACATTGACTAATGATATTATTAAAGGTGCTCGTGAAGTTACTACCGTATCTGCAACAGCAGCAACCGGTACTATTAACTTTGATGCTTTAACTCAAGCCGTTTTGTATTATACCACCAGCGCTGCCGCTAACTTTACACTAAACGTTCGCGGCGATGGTTCAAATACACTAAACAGCATCATGAATACCGGTGAATCACTCAGTGTTGCATTCATGAACACCAACGGTGCCACTGCTTACTACAATAACGTATTCCAGATCGATGGTATTACTGTTACTCCAAAGTGGCAAGGTGGTACTGCTCCAACTTCTGGTAATGCATCGAGCATTGACATGTACTTATTCACTATTGTAAAGACAGGTAGTTCTGCTTATACAGTATTTGCTTCGCAGACTAAGTTCGCCTAAGGAGTAAGTTATGCCATTACTCGGTACAACTGGAGCAGCATCAGCTAAAAGGTTTGGGTTCACATCCATAACCGGCATCGGCGGTCCGTATTGGATTGGTACGTTGAGTGGTTCTTCCATTGAAGAAGGCCGTGGAATCGCAGTTGATTCTAGCGGTAATGTTTATATTGCCGGGTTTACAAATGGCCAAGGTGCTGGTTCAAATGACGTTTTAATTGCCAAATACAATAATTCTGGCGTTATTCAATGGCAACGTACTTTGGGTGGCACAGGTGATGACCAAGGTTATGGTATAACCGTTGACTCTAGTGGTAATGTTTATGTCACTGGGATTAGAAATTCCAGTGACGTTTTAATTGCCAAATATGACACTGGTGGGACTATTCAGTGGCAACGCAATTTGGGTGATGTCGGCACTGAGCAAGGTAACGGTATAGCAGTTGATTCTAGTGGCAATGTTTATATTGTTGGGACAACAGATAGCCAAGGTGCTGGTTCCGGTGACGCTTTAATTGTTAAATACGATACTTCTGGAACTATTCAGTGGCAACGCACGCTAGGCTCTAGCCTGAATCAGGGTGGAAATGGAATCGCAGTTGATTCTAGCGGTAATGTTTATATTGTGGGATTTGCAGCTAGTGTTAATGACGTTTTAATTGCCAAATACAATACTTCTGGAACCATTCAATGGCAACGTACTTTGAATAGTGGTGGTAATGATTATGGTCGAGGTATAGCAGTTGATTCTAGCGGTAATGTTTATGTCACTGGTTATGTAATTAGCGCCGGTGTTTTTTACGTTTTAATTGTTAAATATGATACTTCTGGAACTATTCAATGGCAACGTACTTTGGGCAACCCCTCTTCAGATGGGTATGCTATAGCATTTGATTCTAGCGGTAATGTTTATATTTCGGGATATGCAGTTGTGGCAAGTTCGGAAGTTTTAATTGCCAAATACGACACCAGTGGAACCATTCAATGGCAACGCACTCTGGGGGGTGCAAATAGTGAACTAGGTTTTGGTATAGCCGTTGACTCTAGTGGTAATGTTTATGTCACTGGACGTGCAAATAGCCCCAGCAGTGGGTCAAACTTTGATGTTCTTATTGCAAAACTTCCGGGGGATGGTTCTAAAACGGGAACTTATACAGTTGGGGGCGTTTCATTTACTTATGCGGCGTCATCCCTTACAGATGCAGTTTCTTCATTAACGTCTTCAACTTCTTCTTTCACATCTGCAACCTCCACCCTAACCTCCTCCACCTCTACTCTAACCTCTGCAACCTCTACCCTCACTTCCTCGGTAACAACAATATGAGCGCCTATATCAAACTATCGACTGGTGAGTATCCTCGTCACATTGGGGATATCCATATTGACCCGGCTGGTATGGCTGACTACGCCCATGTGGAGTGGGTTGACCAACCGGAATACGACCGTGAGACGCAGCGGTGCTCTGAGGGAAGACCCGTTGAAGTGGATGGTGTGTGGCACATGACGTGGGTTGTGCGTGATGCCACACCTGAAGAGATTGAACAAGCTAAAAAGCCGTTTAACCCAATGCAACCAGTATAAATAAAGTAAACATAGGAAACTAACATGGCAAATCTTTCAAGTATTGTTGCTCCAAGATCTGGTACAAGAGCTACTTTTACTGCAACTGCAGGACAAACTGTTTTTTCTACATCTTATACTGTAGGTTCAGTTGATGTCTGGTTAAACGGTATTAAGTTAGTATCAGGTACAGATTTTACTGCAACTAATGGCACATCAATTACATTAGCAACAGCAGCAGCACTTAATGATACGGTTGAAGTTATTTCTTATGGTGTCTTTAGTGTTGCTAATGCTGCTACTCTAACTGGTACTGAAACTCTTACCAATAAGACACTAACTGCACCAGTTATTTCAACTATCAGCAACAGCGGTACAGTAACAATTCCAGCTGGAACTGATACATTAGTTGGTCGTGCTACAACTGATACTCTTACCAATAAGACTCTGACTAACCCAACAATTACTAATTATACTGAAACTACAGTTAGTGCTAATACCAGCACTGCTTATACTGTTGATATTACTACTGGCACACTTCAGATTTTAACTCTGACTGGTAACTGTACATATACATTCCCAACACCAACTGCTGGTAAGTCATTTACATTGTTCCAAAAGCAGGATGCTACTGGTTCACGTACAGTAACTTGGCCAGCAACAGTTAAGTGGCCAGGTGGTACTGCTCCGACCCTGACTAGCACCGCAAGCAAGGGTGACAAGTTTGTGTTCACGGCTGATGGAACCTATTGGTGGGGTTCGACGGCTGGCCAGAACTACCTGTAAGGGGCTGATATGTTTAGTTCAAGCTCAAGCGCAGGCGCAATCGTTCAAGGCCAGCAGGCCTATACAACTCCGGGCACCTATACATGGGTTGCCCCTGCTGGCGTGACTTCTGTTTCAGCCGTTGTGGTCGGTGCAGGCGGCGCTTGGGGGTCAAATGGAGGTGGGCTTGCTTACAGAAATAACGTGTCTGTAACTCCGGGAAATTCATACACAATTGTAGTTGGTGCAGGGGGTATAGGTAGCCCTTCTGGATTTAATGCAGATACTTCAGCCACAAATTCTAGCGCATTCTGTGCTATTGCTACCGCCGGTAAAGGCGGAACCACGGTTGGAACGCCTTCTGGAACATATACTGGTGGCGGAAATGGTGGGCGCTATTCTGGTGGCGCAGGTGGGTATGCAGGTGATGGAGGGCAAGGAGCCACTTCTTCTGGAAATGCGGGGACTGCAGGAACAGGTGGTGGTGGTGGCGGTGCAGGTTTTTCCACTTCCGGCGGTGCTGGTGGTGGCGGAGTTGGCATACTGGGTCAAGGAGCGAATGGAACAGGCGGTGCGGGTTCAGGCACGCTTGCCGCAACCGCAGGTGGCGGTGGTTCTGGCGGGTCTAATGGAAGCAATGGCGTCTCTCAAGGCGGTCAATATGGCGGTGCTGGGTCAAGTGACGGCTCTACAAGATGCGGTGCACCTGGTGCGGTTCGTATTATTTGGCCGGGCACAACCCGGACTTTTCCTTCAACAAACACAGGAAATCTATAAATGCTTATTCAAATTGAAAACGGTAAGCCCGTTAATCATGCAGTTGTTGAGGAAAATTTCCGTCAACTGTTTCCCAACACCTCATTCCCAGCCATTCTGACGGCAGACGTTGTCGAGTCGTTTGGCTTTGGCATGTATGAGTTTTCGCCGCAACTGACCGCTGGTAAGTATGAAAAGGTGGTTGAGGTTGATGCTGTCAAAGACGAAGGCGGTATCTGGCGTCAGACTTGGTCTGTTGTTGCTATGACCGACGAAGAAAAAGCCGATGCTGATAAGGCTAAGGAACAAGAAGTTCGTTGGCAGCGTGACATGAAGCTGCGTCAATCGGATTTCACCCAGCTGCCGGATAGCCCTGAAACAAATAAGGCTGCTTGGGCAACCTACCGTCAAGCTTTACGTGATATTACTACCCAATCAGGTTTTCCATGGGAAGTAACTTGGCCAACAGAACCAGTATAAATAAAGTAAGTAGTTCATAGCATTATTTTAAAAAGATTGTGCTAAAAGTTCGAATAAATAAGAAACAAGAAGTTTTATATTATGAATTATATTTTAGGATAATGCTATGGACGATAATCTGAATACTCAGTTAGATGTAGCTTTTCATTTTCCATGCCCAATTTATTTAATTGAGCGACCAGATTTCTTATCTTCCGTTATGGAAGTGTCGAAAGAGTCTTTGGCAAAGCAACACCAAGAGCGCCAGCTGGATGAAATCTATCCGGTTATGATGAGTGATAACTACGCTTATGATCCACGAATTGCAGATTTTGCAAATTTTGTTGGTAGTACAGCATGGAATATCATGAACGAACAAGGTTATGACATGCAAAACTTTGTAATGTCATTTACTGAAATGTGGACGCAAGAGCATCACAAGCACTCCGCTATGGAGCAACACACTCATGGCTACGGCGCACAGATTGTTGGGTTTTATTTCTTAGAAGTCCCTGAAGGCTCATCAAAAGTATTATTTCATGATCCAAGGGCAGGTAAGGTACAGATTGACTTGCCAGAAAAAGACCAATCTCAAGCAACCATTGCTAGCAAGATTATTAACTTTGAACCAAAGCCGGGACTGTTGATTTTCTCAAATGCTTGGTTGGCTCATTCATTTACTCGCCATTCTGCTGACAAGCCAATTAAGTTTGTCCACTTTAATCTTTCAGCACAAATGGCACCAGTTATGTCTTGTCAAGCGCCTGCCGCGGAGATTGTATGAACAAGTATCGCATCCGATTCAATAAGAGCCGCGGACAACCAGGTCGTGGAACTATGGAACATACTTGGCGTGTGTTTGAAGGTGATAAAGAATATTTGGTCAAGAATTTTAAACTAAATGTTGAATCATTTAGCGAAAAAGAAGAAAATAGCGAAGATTGGAATGTTTGTTGTTATGGTATATTAGAATTAGATAGAGAAACTTCTACGGCAATTATCAAATGAAAAAATATCAGGATTTATATTTAGCTCAAGCCAATAATCTTCAACCAAGTCTACAAGACGACCGAGATTATTGGTTTGAGAATCCTGGTAAACTTGAACCAAAGACATTTAATCTTGCAAATCTTCCAAAGCATGTAGATTTGCTTCCTTGGTTAGATAAAGTTGAAAATCAAGGTTCACTCGGATCTTGTACTGCTAATGCAACAACATCGGCTCTAGAATGTTTGATGTCACAGCATGGTCGTCGTGTTCAACAATCAAGATTGTTTGTTTATTATAATGCCCGGGCTAGACAAAATCCAGACAATATTCAAGACACCGGTTCAAATATCCATTTAGCTCATGCTGAACTAACAAAGAAAGGCTCGACATCAGAAGATAATTGGCCTTATGTTGAAGCAAATGTCAACACAAAGCCATCTGATAATGCATATGCCGATGCAGCAAATCATTTGGTTACACGTTATGAACGTGTATCGCCGGCATTAGTTCTTGATAATAAGCAAATCCATATTGATACAATCTTAGTATCAATTGCATCAGGTATTCCAGTTACATTTGCAACTTATATTGGGAATGACTTCTTTAGTCTTTCTGGTAAATTGGATACTCATATAGCAAAATATAATCCAACCCAAAGATTAACGCCAGAAACTGGCTTAGCAGGTTTACATGCACAATGTATTGTTGGTTATGACCTAAAAGCAAGATATTTTATTGTTGAAAATTCTTGGGGTCCTGATTGGGGTGATGGTGGTTTCTGGGCAATGAGCTTTGATAACTTCCTTGCTAATGCTTGTGATGGTATTGTTATTCGAGAATTTGATGGTCTTAAGACCTCAATATTATCAGAATTAATTCCTCAACCACCCAAGAAAAAGAAAAAGCCTTGGTGGAAATTCTGGTAAACTTATATTTTTTGATTTAAGCTTTTATAAATTTGATGCTATATAAATAATCTTAATAACATGTGGATTTAATATATAGTACAAATACTTGACATATTTATAGATAGACTTTGACATTTGTACTAAAGTATAACAATACTTTTTAGGACTATAAATATGCAAGACCTACTAGCAGTTATCAATACACTTTGG